TGTCCATATCTTCCATGAGATATACTTTACTTCCAGAATGTCCTTTAAATTCCTTTACTACTTTGGCCATTGTTCGTAATCATCTCTAATCAGAGAATGCCAAGTTCCATTGTGTTTACCTGGTGGAAATGGATTGTTCATATTGACATAAACAAGATTTTCTCCACAGAGATTATTATATCGTAAGTTTGCTTGCATTAAATCTTCACCAATGAATTGTGTGCCTTGATTATAATAATGATCCAAACGAGCATATGTTGACATGTACGACAACATATTTTCCCAACCACCAAATGCAAATTGGTCATTACCAAAATCTCTTTCTGGTACCATTCTGCAATTAGGAATGTATAATTTGGTGTTATCTAGTTCTTCAAACGGAATCTTCACATTCAGTGCATAATCAGGTCGTGACCTAATGACCCAATCATACTGTTGGCCAATCAGCATACTACATTCAAACATCGAATAGAACATATTGAATGTTGATTGTGGAGGATATTTGAATGTGTTTGGAGTATTGGTGTATCTCTGATTAGAATCATTAACAAATGGTTCTTCAAACTGACAGGCAATTGGTCTGTATAATTCAATCATCTTTTCACTCTCTGGAAACTTCCAGGAATGAATATAGACATCCACATCGTAATGATCTAATAGATTACGTTTGTAATACTCATAACCTTTTTCAAATGATCTGGATTGACCAGAAAAACATAACGCAATTTTCATCGTTGTAATTGTACAGGGAAATTTAATAGAGTATAAGGAACATCATTCATAACAAGGTGTCTCAACAACACCATATGTGGACAATAACGTTCTTCTTTATGTATTCTGATATTTTCATCGCCATAATTTTTTACATCGCGCAACCAGTCCAAGAATTCTTCATCGAAAGGTGTTGAATGTAAATTTTCATATTCATTATACAGAAAGTAGTCTGGTGCAAATTCAAACGGCATGATTGCAAAAATATCAGAAATAATATTATATGCTTCCTCTGTTGGTGTTAACAATACAGGAATGTTTGCATGAAATTCAAATGGTGTAATTGCTATGTCATATCTACAATAGACCAACACATCATATTCTTCTTTGATTAAAACAAATGCCTTTTTTCTAGCATAATGCATCGAAGCATTACCTGCAAGACGGTCTTGGTTAGGACCTTTTGGATTGGTCGAACGAATATGATCTTCAATATCATTAAATGTTTTAGAATATTTTTTAGGATCTTCAACCAACATACCCTTTGGTTTTAATCGTTCTTTGATATTATTAACTTCATCTTTTGAACCTGATGACCACAAATGACAATAAACATCCAAATTATTCAACTCAATGAATTTTTGGATGTTTTGCCATGTCTTATCAAAGGTTCTATATTCACCCGATAATACTATGCACTTTTTCATTTTACCCAGTACCAAACATCACATTCGGTTTTAAGAATCTTTTTACCAACACTTGCAGCCATTTCATCAGCAGCACGCCGAACACCTTCAATGGCATTATAATCATGTCCTGCAAAGATGCCACCAGTTTTTACTTTAGAATAGTAGTTTGCACAATCTTTGGTCAATTGTTCGTAAGTGTGTAAACCATCAATAAAGATAAAGTCGTAATGTTCATCTGCAATTTCTTTTGCAGCATCATCTGAATATTCACGGAACAAATTGAATCGTGTACCGAATGGTTTTACTCGTTGCATGAAATTATCATAAACAACTTGTCGTTCGTTTAGGTTGTTACCGTTCCAATCAACATAGTTTTCGTATGGATCAACACCATCAAGAATTAAAGTCTGATGTGTTTTCAACAGAAATTCTGTAGTGTCACCAACATCACATCCAATTTCAATTCCTCTTGGATTAGGAATATCCTTGATTAGTTCTGCAATACCATAACCTGAACATTTGAAATTACCAGGTGAAATACCGAATGCCTGTGTTTCGGTGTTAAATTTAATCACATCACTCATTATGTTGTCCTATATGTAAAAAAGTTATTTGGATCTTCTTGTTTGTATTTTGCTTGTATGAATTTCTTCCATTCTGGTACACGATCATATTGATGTACGATACAAAATGGTTTACGTTTACTTGTTAATACCGCACCGTTTTCGAAAATTGGTTCTGCTTCAGTCAAGAATGGTCTGAATTGTTCAATCTTAGATGGATCGGCAGTTGTGCCGGCCTGACAAGCCCAACCATCAGATTGTTCTGCAAAGTATATTACATCTTTATATGGTTTGGTCTGAATTAATACATTAAAGACCGCTTGGTCAACGATAGGAATAGGCCTGTTGATTGCATTAGTGAATATGTTGAACACTAAGTCTTTTACATACTCAGAATGACCACCGATCACTCCAACGTTATATATCTTATTTTCTTTGAATGTGCTATGCACATACGGACCATAAGCCTGCAAAAGATTCTCATTGCCCCAAGGTTCATCTTTATATAACATACTTTCTGAACCAACAACCAAACGACACATTGAACCTGGAAAGATTACTTTATCAATCCAATTAAATGGATTGGTTTGAAAGTAGACATCTTTTACATCCGTGGTAACCACATATTTGTATTGTCGATGCGAATCTCTTAGGTAGTCATAGATTGCAAGAAATCGTGCAACATGAACTGGCACACCTGGAACATTAGGCATTTCAATCAGAAGAAAATTCTGTTCGATGAGTTTCGTTCTGGTTTCTTCTGACATATTACCAACAAACAATACCTTATCGGTGTATTCATCACAAACTTTACCAATAGATTCTACCCAAGGTTTGAGTTGATTGTAGTTATAACCGGTTGCGGCGCCGATAATTAAATTGTATTCCATGGGAAAACTCCATTATATTTTTTGTTCATCACTTCATTGCCATTTAGGAAGAAATCACCAGTAACTGATCCGGCATTTCCATCAACTCGATAGTTGACGCTATATTTTTTTGTGCAATCATAGTTAGGAAAATACTTAGAAACGGTTGCCAAGAAAACACGATCTTGTCCCCAACCACCATGCCATGCAGACGCCAATTGTATCGCAACCTTTGTTAAAAGGCAATAACTATTTGTGTCAACATGATTAATGCCATGATAAGATTGCCACTTACCTAGTGATTCACAATCATCTCTGCAAATAAACTGACCCTGTTTATCCACCACTTTTCTCAACGTATAACACCAATCTAAATTTCGTTCTTTGATTGTATCAACACAAGATTGTACATGGTCTGGATGAAACCAATTATCTTGGTCCAAATATAAGACATGTTCAGTATTGACTAGATGTGTGAATGCTGCATAGACTCGGTGACCATAAAAACCATTGGCGCCGACATTGATGGGTAGAACACTGACTTTTAAATTTTTATTACCGGCATATTCACCAGTAATCACTTTTACTTTTCCCAAATTATCTTCACCATCACAAACAACATAACATATGGTGTCATAACTTTGATTCAAAACACTTTCAATTGCTTTACGCAACTCCGGAGCACCCGTAGTTGGTATAATCACTGTTGCAGACATAATCAACCTCTTGTTAGTTTTAGTATCTTCTCTATTTGTTTTTCAATTGCTGGTTTGCGATTAGGCCAATAGATATATTCTTTATCCCCTGTACTATGTAATTTATTTAGGAAGGGAACAATCATCTTCTCCAATTCATCTAGGCGTGCTTTATAATTGTCTGCTGTTGATGTGGTATCAGTAATTACTTTATTGTATTCTTCTTCTGATACCGCAGAGAAACCAAAATCATTGTCTAGATGTTGGTATTCTTTCATAATCTTGTCAAAGTCTGTAAGTGCCATATTAACTATACTTTATAAAAATGCTACTATTTTTTGTTGCTGATGAACCATATTCATATAACCATTTAGCAACATCACCAATTTTACCCGATTTCATTGTTGTATATACATAATCAACACCCAAATATTTTGACATCCACCATGTCTGATCTTTTCTTTGGCCCATTTTTGCTTGAAGAATTAGATCCTCCAATTTTGCTTTTGACCCCGACAATTCTTTAAACATCATTGCAAATTTTTTAAATGTTGCATCTGAAGGCTTTGCAATTTGGCCAGTAAATTCGTTAGGTAATGTCAATTTACTTTTATCTATTCCAGATTCAATCGCAGCTCTCATAACAAGACCACCACCAATTTTACCACCGGCTGCAGTTTTTCCTTTAATTTCACCTTGCCAAGAACTTGTAACGGGTCTACTTGAAAAATTTCTTAATTGAATTTCACCTTCTTTACCTTCAGATTTAAATTTTATGTATATATCTTTAGAATCTAACATATTAGGTCCTAATTTTATTCCATTAAATTCAGCAATTAGTGGTAAACCATTATTATAAATTTTGGAATGTGCTTCACCTTTTGGAATCTTTTTAAGTGAAATACCCACCAAATTTGTTAATGCAAATTGGTCATATATGTAACGATTATATTCAGTTAATGTTGTCCAATCTTTTTTGAAAACAAATCCTTTTTTTGCCATCCAAATATCAGCAGGATTCCATTTATCATCACCTGTTACACCACTCTCTTTTCTGAATTTACCAAACTCAGAATAAATTTGTTCTACTAATTTTCCACCACGATAAAAAGTGAATTTTTGTGATTTACTATCAGGAACATCATGAAAGATTGCATTTGTTGTGACTATTACACTATGAAACCATCCTTCATCCAAACCTTTCATGCAAGCAGATAAAGATCGGTCACAATCTGCATCACCAATTGTCTTTTCTGTTATCTGCGCAACATCAGTCAACTCTTTACCCAAGAATTGTCTGGTTGCACAAGCATAGGCTTGCAAACTTTCGGCCAAAGCCGTTATTTCAGAACCCGCACCGGAGATACCAGATGGCGCATCAGTTACTTTTGTTGGAATTGCTGGCATTTTTTAATCCATTAATATATGTAATGGATATTTATCTGATGATATCAATAGGTTTACCGGAAGTCCAGATTTCCAATTCAGTTCTCAATCGACCATCTGCCTTTAATGTATCGAAACGATTACTTGCTTTGTTTTTCCACCACGCAATGACATTTTCCAATTCAAATTTATCATAGGTATCATCTTTGATTAATGTATCTGTTTTGCAGGTAACATAGTCAACCATGTTTTTATAACCATAGTGTGAAATGTAGTAACGTTTCTGTTCAGTCAGTTTCTTTGCATCAGTAATAGTTTTCATAAAACCTTCTAATTCAGGTGTACCTTTCAGTGCCGCCTTTGTCATTGAAATGATTTTCATACTGATTTTTAATTTCTTACTTGATGCACCATCTTCGACCAAAGGACCAACTTTGTTTTGTACATAATCACGGAGGTCAGAATATGGTTTACCATGCATCATAGGCAAGAAATCACTATCTGTCAACCCCTTATAACGAATAAAAGGTTTCATGCCGTCATACTGTGATACATTCTTGGATGAACCATACAAACTTGTTGTTTCAAAGAGACACAAATTCATATTGTATTTCTTGTTGACAATTTCACGAACGGCGTGTGATGTACAAATACCAGCAAGTAGTTTGCCACCCAAGTAATTATACCCGAATGGTTGTGCAGGTACAATAACAAAACCCATCATTGATGAGTCATTGAATCGTTTGCCCCACTCAGGTTGTTGCGTAAACACTTGTCCAAGCATTTCATTTCTTGGTTTGCAGTTGATTACAGGTGAACCAAGACGAATGAAACCAACGTACTTTCCAGTAGTTTTCTCGCGTACTGCCAACTTCACATTGCGACCAACAGGTGCAATGTTTACATGTGATGATGTAATGTTAAGCAGATTCGTCCATGTTTCATTATCAATTTCACACACCTCAAAATCCATATCATTTGGGTGCATGGTGAAATCAGAAAACAATTCATCTTCAATCGGGAATAGAGGATTGGTAGGCAAATCTGCCAGTGAATTTAGTTTCTGATCTCGCATGTACTCATCAATGCGTTCAAAATTACCAAAATAATCATGAAACACTTTTGCACAATGAATTGCATCTTCTTTAGTAAACATTATACTTTAAATCCATCAAATGATTTTTTAGGTGCTGGCCTTGGTCCACCAGATCCACTATGTCCTGCATCAGAGATGCCGTCTTGGCCTGATTGTTCTACATCATACAGTTTCATCTTTGCTCTATCCACACCAATTGTGAATCGTTTGTGAAATGTGGGATCAGAATATCTATTCTTCAATTGTTTTACCATAATTTGACCGAGAGATTCTAGTTCTTCGGACGTAATCAAGGCAAACATCATGTCAGCAGTAGCGGGCAAACCAAAAGACTCACTTGTATCTTCGAGTCCTGGGTCGGAAGAAGTAAAGCCCGATCTTGTTGTTTGTGTTGCAGATACAATTGGTACTCCGAACTCAACGGCCAAACCTCGCAATTCTTCTGCGATTGATTTAACGTAAGTGTATGAATTGATGTTAGATCCGGCTTTAATTCTTGAACTACAACATATGTTGAGATAATCAATAAAAATAATGTGAGGAACGAAAGACTTCTTGAGATTGAGTTCATTCAATAATGTTCTAAAATGTGTTGCTGAGGCTGATGCAGTTGGGTATTCTTTGATAATCAACTTACCAGTAGTCTTTTCTTTTACACGTTCGACCTTTTTGTCATACATCTCTTTTGACAATTGGCCAAGGTCATCGAGTGTTACATTCAATAGATTCGCATCAATACGTTCTGCAATCTTTTCTTCAGCCATTTCCATGGTGATGTAGAGTACATTTTTGCCTTGTACCATACATGAGGCAGCAACATGACACATGAATAAACTCTTACCCACACCCGTACCCGCCAGAGCAATGTTAAGAGTTTTATTCGGCAAACCACCTTTAGTAATTTTGTTAAAATAGTCCAGATCAAATGGGATTTTTTCTTCTTTTCTATGGTAGAATTCATATCGATCATCCGAATCATTTAAGTAATCATGACCAACGGAACTGTCAAAACTGACCGATAACGCATCCGACAAAATCTTCGGGATTGAACCTTTATCATTTGTCTTGTCTTTTCCATCGAGAATAGAAATAGACCCCAAGACAGCATTGTAAATGGCCTTTTCCTGGCAAAACTTTTCCGTCTTATCGACGAGCCATTCATTCTGTGATGTTTCTTTGCTAGTTTTCTCAATCTCTTGTAGATACTTTTCACAGTTCTCCACCTCATCATTTGTGAGATTTCTCTTTTCTTTAATGGCCAATTGGATTGCTTCAATTGTAGGTGTAGTGTTGTAAGTATCCGTGAATGAGACGATTTCATTAAAAATTACTCTATCAGTTCTATCTGTAAAATATTCTTCTTTCAAAAAAGGAACTACCTTTCTCAGGTAGTCCTCATTAAATACCAGATTCTTCAGTATCGTCTGTTCCAGCTTCATCAATAATATCCTGTTCTAAATTGCCCGACATAATTTGCACCAATAAATCACCTAGGTAATTTTTGAAGTCGGTATCTTTCTCCAACTTTTTTGGCTTTGATACAGTAGATTCTAACACATCATAAGCAAAAAGTAAATAGACCTGATCATTTTCTTCTTTAAATTTAACCTTACCATACTTGAATACAGTATCGACATATGTCCCGGTTAATAATTTAATATGTACTGTAACTTTATCGTTTTTGGGATAGATAAAACAGTAATCTGTACCTTCAATCATTTTGCCTCCGTACCGTTCATGGTGTTAACATCAAATGCCGCACTAATATCACCTTGCATAATTTCTCCTGATGCAACACTATATTTGTTCTCAACATATTCCTGGAATGATTTCTGTTTCAGAATTGGCATCCAGAATTCTTTGGTGTCAGTTTCTTTTAGACGATACTTCTTATCTGCATAAACACCATCTTCATCTCTAGGTGAGTACCAACCATTGCTTGGTTTAATTACATGACCACTTTCGAGAGCAATATCCAAAAGACCAGACCACTTACTGATACCACCATCGAAAGATACAGAAACAGGTATCTTAGATTTTTCACGAACATAACGACTTTTCTCTACATTAATAATAAAATTATAACCGACAACTTCTGTGCCTTCTTTTTCTTGTTGACGACCAAGAATGAAGATGTTATCTGCGGAATAATATGAACCTGTTCCACCACCAACAATGTCTTTAGGATACAAACCAATTTCTTTGTATGTGTGATTTACAACAATCATTGGAATATCTTTCATTGTCAGATATGGAGTTACCATACGGAACAATGATTTGATTTGTTTTGCACGAGTCATATCAGCAACAGATTTGCCGTCAAGTGCATCATCAACTTCTTTCTTTGATGCTAGGTTACCAATCGAATCAATAATGATAATTAGTTTATCATCATGTTCTAAATTGGTCAGTTGACCCATAATATCGAACTTGAGTTGCTCAACATCCATAATAGGAGTATGTAATACTCGGTTGGGATCGATACCAAACGAATCAAAATACGATTGAGGAGTACCAAATTCGCTGTCATAGAATAGTAACGCTGCGTTTTCATATTTGTCCAAATAAGATTTTGCCATCAATAACGAAAATGCTGTCTTAAAGTGTTTGGATGGACCTGCCCACATTGTAAGACCTGGAGTTAAACCACCATCAAGTTTACCAGACAGTGCCACATTGATGATTGGTACCGCAGTTGAAATCATATCTTTACCAGTAAAGAACTTCGACTTCGCCAAAATAGCAGACTCTTTAATGCTACTATTCTTTTTAATTTTATCTAAAATGCTCATGTTTTTCCTTTTTCACGAAACGAATATGCTTCATTGTAATCATACTTAGGTTCTAATTTCTTTGATCCGGGTGGATCTTTCTCAGGCAATAAACCTTTTGTTGTTCCTGTGAATGATGGTATAGATTCACCTGAAGATTCATCAATAACAAATGCTAAATTATCTTTGTCAATTTCTACACTTTGCTGATGTTTACGATCACGTTCTTTGCCGTCTTGAAACAATTTAATCAGACCTTCGGGTATTGGTTCTTCCACATCTTCATATTCTTCTGGTTCAGGCATAGTAACATCAGCAACATATTTTGGTTCATCCTCTTGTTCTTCATTGACCTTTTTCTTCCTTTCGATCAGTGACATATTTGCAGCAACCAACAGTAGAATTGCCAATGGATCAAACACAATCATAATCAAAAGAATTACCAAGCGCACTGCTTTGTCAATACTATCTGAACCAGTTCCATAGAATACATCAGCAACATACTTCAAAGGACCAATTTCAGTTTCTAGTTTACGAATACTTGATGCTAGTGGCGATTTTTCTTCAGTGTATGCATTAATCTTTTTTTGTGTTTGAGCCATGTCAGATAGCAACGCACTTCTTTCTTTTTGTTGGGAACGTCTAATCTGGGACGCTTTCTCGGCACCCCTTTGATCCGTTGACCTGCCCATAACCTGATTAACTGCTTCATCCAACTGTTTAATCGCCAGCTTCGATGCCTGAATATTATCTTTTTCAATTTGAATCCTTTCATCAATCAATGCAACTTTAGCAACCACATCACCAGATGATGCAGATTGGTCAATGTGTGCCTTAGATAAGAATCCAAAAATACCCATTGAAGTAATCAACATAAGAATCAACACCGAAAAAGTCAGGTAATGTCTGAACATTTTCGGTGCTGTATTCCAGTTTCGATATAACCAAGATGTTGTTACCAATTTGGCGACTTCAAGTGTTGCACCCATAAAAATAATTGGCCAGAAAGCACCCACAAATATGGAGGTCAGACCAATCACTGAATAGTATGCGGCAATACCAGATAATGCAATTGCCGTCAAAAAGGTAAAGAATATCATCCGAAAAAGTCCTCTAGTGAATTTGTTTTTTCTGTCGTCCACTTCATACAGTCAAGAATGACTTTAATGGGTTCAAGAAACGATTTATCAAATTGTACATCATAATCGATGTAGTTGTCAAGCCCAAATTCTTTAGGTAAACGCGAAGGATACGAAACTACCATATCTTTAAAGTGATTCGGCATCTTTAGATAACAAAACTTAATCTTTTCGCCTTCTTGGATTAGAGGATATTTTTTGGTCAAATCATGTTGTTTCAGGAAGTGATTATAAAGAATTGCACCCTTAACATGAATCGGAGTACCTTTCTTATACAATGTTACTGGATCAGAATAGTTCCTTAGACCATTCATGCCACGAGGAAATGAAATATCTTCTGGTGGCAACTTCTTGAATTCTTCCCTAAAGTCTTTAATGAATTTGTGGATATCATCTTCAGTGCCATTTACCATTAACAGAATTGATTCTTTCATCTTACCACGAATCACTGAAGGTGTTGAGGACTTAATCATCTCAAGACCCATCACTTTCATCTTTGGTTCATTGTATTGAACACCTTCATTGTTATATACATTTAGAATATAACGTTTCTTGGCAGTCCAGATACCTTTGTCCGAAAGGCCTTCACGTTTCATTTGCATTTTCTGTGCATATGCGTGGACATATTCTGCCAACTCAGTATAACTCTTGTCGATATATGGTTGAATCTTTTCTTCACAGATTTTATCCATGAGTGCAATGACCTTTTGTTTATCTGATGTGTCTTTGATAAACTTATTGACCAATTCACCCATACGAAGATAAATCGAATCTGTATCAGAGGCAATAACATAGTCTTTTGATTCACCACCAATGATCTTATTCATCCAGTCATTGATCTTTGCTTCAATCCAACGAATGGATAACTGTCCTGCTGATGTTACACCTAGTGCATTGCGTAGATCATAGAATCTGAAGTATTGTGAACCCAAGGCGCCATATGCAGAGTTTAGAGACACTTTCTTTGCGAGTTGTAGGTTATCGAATCGTGCAATACGTTTTTCGATATCATACTTCTTAGAATCATCTTTTTCATCCTCATACTCTTGCTTTGCCTTCAACATCAAATTCTTGAACTTCTTACGATCTTCATACATTTCTTCCATCATCGCAGGCAAGAAACCTTGTTTATCTGTACGGAAGAATTGACCATTAGGAGTCAATGTAACATTAACAAGTTCGGTTGTATCGACCTGTTTCATTAACATCTTATCCACAGAAACACCAGCAGAAATAACTTTACGCATTTCTTCTGTATAATTTCTAGGTTCAATCAATGTTTCTGGTGAAATGTTATATTGCATCATCAAGTGAGGATACAGACTGTTCAAGTCGAACGATGCAACCCAATCATGTTTACCTACTTGAACTTCTTTAACATAGGCACCCTCAAATGCAGAATCTTTGTCCTGAGTCTCTCGTGGAGGAACAATAATATCTTTCTGTAACAGATAAGAATATGTCAGTGAATCCCACATACGAGTTTGTGCAAATACATCCTCATAGTTACATTTGGTATCATATGCCAGAGTCATTGCCAACTCCAACAGTTTCAACTTATCTTCCAATCGTAAAATCAGTGCAACGTCTTTGATGTTGTATTCAATAAACTTTTGATAGTTCAAACGATACAATTGATGCAAGCTCTCATATTCATCATACGAGATTTTACCTTCACCCAATTCAACCTGTGCAATAGCATCCAGTCGATAGGATTCTTGTGACTTTCCACCTGGTGCATACCATTTGTATAGTTCGATATAATCAAGAGAAGATACACCAACCATTTCATAGGCAATCAGTTGACGACCATTGATGTTTGTCTTACGTTCTTTGATATAGAACCATGGAGATAATTTACGAGTTTCATCTTCACCTAGAATCTTGCGAAACCGATTGATAATGTATGGAATATCGAAGAACTTGGTATTCCAACCCGTGATAATATCTGGACACTTCTTAGTCCATACTTCCATGAACTTCTTACAAAGAGTCCACTCATCTCTACATTTGATGTAGATTTCTTCACCTTGTACTACATAATCACCACAACCAAATACGATGGTCTGACCACCAATATAGGTAATGGCAATTGCTGTGATAGGTTCATTGGCCAAATATGGATCAGGGAAACCATTTTCTGATCCGACCTCAATATCGATAATTGCAGTTAGAATCTTATCTTGGTCCCACTCAACCATTTCGGTGTGTTGTTCTGCAATGTAAGCATATTCATATCTGGTATTACCATAGATTTTTACTCCACCCGAAACCCCGTCAAATTGTTTAACGTAATCTCTGGCTTCATAGATGTTACCAAATAGTTTCCTGTCTAGATATTGCCCATCAAGTGTCTTGAATTGTGTTTCCTTTTTCTTGGATGGTACATAAAGGGATGGAGAATATTCGATCTTCTGCTTTACTCTTTTTCCATCCATGATTCCTCGGTAGAGAATATTTCCACCGACATTCTGGACATTAGTATAGAAGTTTTTCATTAACCTGTAATAATTTGTTGTGAAGGCAATACAATTCCTGAACCAAAAATCTGGTTATAATTTTTAATAAAATCTTCAGCAGGAATATACTGATATACTACATGAGTTTTATCGATAGATATAATGGCATCAGTTTTTTGTTCGGCATGAAGTGGAAATGGCGCGAAACCTACGCTAGGTTGGCCATCTTTACCTCGCACAATTGCAACACCTACAGGGTTTTTAAGAACGTATTTGGTGTCCGTCTGGGATTCAATTTCTGCCAGAACTTCTTCGTTTGAGGTTAGTTTTAGTACAATAATATTCATATAATCTCCATGATAATGTGAGTTGGTGAGGTTTTACTTATAACGTCTGAAAAACTACACCTAATTATACTACACTAATACATTAAAGTCAAGTCACACTTGTGGCAATAATCAATTATAAATACGTGATGGTGTCAAAATGTGTAAGGGAATATGAATGTCAGAAGAAATTAAAAAACCATCTAGATCGGAACGTGAAGCACATATCAAAGATAGGGCAGGATGGGCAATCACCGTTATTGCTGCTTTATTAGCAATTAATACTTATTTTGGAAATAGTAATAGTAGTAAAGTATTAACAAATACGATTCAAGCAAATGATACTTGGTCATTCTACCAAGCAAAAAGTATTAAACAGACTGCATATGAATTGGCATCAGCACAGGCCGAAGATTTGGGTAATAAAATTAATGCAGAGAAGTATAGACGTAAAGCAGAGAGTTATGAAAGCAACCCACTTACAGGCGAAGGTAAGAAGGAGTTAATGGCAAAAGCAATTAAGTTGGAAGAAGGTCGTGCTGAAGCCAAACAACGTAGTCCTTGGTACACTTTCGCAGGTTCTGCATTACAAATTTCAATAGTGTTATTATCCGCTGCTATATTATCGGTGAGCATGGGACTGTTTTGGGCAAGTGTATGTGTGGGTGTGTTTGGTGCAATTTTGTTGGGTAATGCTTATTGGATGTTTACAACACTCCTTTAAGAGAGAATAAGATGGATCCAGTAACAATAGGATTGGCTTTTACTGCTGCTCAAGCTGCTATAAAAGGAATCAAACAAGCAATAGCATTAGGTAAAGATATACAATCAGTAACGCAAGATTTGGGTAGTTTTTTTAAGAGTTCATCAGAAGTAAAAGTTGCTGCGATTGAAGCACAACGTGCTGCTAATGATCCAAATTGTACAGAAGATGTTACAATGATGGCATTAGATATTGTTTTGAAAGAAAAACAATTAAAGGACGATGAAGAATCATTGAAGAATATGATTATCTATGAATTGGATTCAGCAGAAGTTTGGTTTGCAATGGAACGTAAACGTGATGAGATACTAGAGAAACGCCGTTTAGCAGATCAAGCAAAGATCAAAGCAGAAACTGAACGTGTATTGGAAGAAAAAAGACAATCACGAATCAAAGAAAGAAAACGTGAGATATTTTGGAATAATGTGGAATTATGGGCAACAGTCGCAACGAGTGTAACTGTTGTCTCTGGTTTAATATATGGATTGTGGTGGATGATTAAATATTACAGGTACTAACCCGTAGTTTTTTTATTCATGATTGATTCAAAGGCTTCATCTTCGGCCTTTGAATCATCAATCTCTTTAGGTGTTTTCTTGAAGATGTTGTCCCAATTACTTTCAAATGTTTTTGGATCAACACTGAAAGGTCTTGGGTTACTTCCTTTGCCGCCGTCAGACATAATCGATTAGTAAACTAAAACGATTTCATCAATACTGATGATAAACATATCATCATCAAATTTAGTTGCTTTGTTCCAATTCAGCAATACAACATCACCAGTTGAAACTTCGGTAACGTCAGGACCAATTGCAGTAACTAATGCACGATCTGGTTCTTCTGTACGTTTGAGAATAATGCCTGATGCTGTTGCTTTCTCTGCAGCCATACGTTTAACTGCAACTTTATTTGATAATGGTCTAATGTTCATGTTGTCTTTCATAAGTTAATCATGGAGCGGGCAGAGAGATTCGAACTCTCGACATTTTCCTTGGCAAGGAAGCATTCTACCACTGAATTATGCCCGCATATCTTTATATAGTGCTAAACTGGTGCGAATGGCCGGAATCGAACCGGCACGCCCGAAAGCGACAGATTTTAAGTCTGTTGTGTCTACCTATTTCACCACACTCGCAAATTCGTGGGTGTTTCTCACACCCGAGATGTCCGTAGATTATACCGTCGTATAATTTCACCAGTAAATTCTGGATATATCGTACTGTTTAATCAGCAGAGGACCGGACTGTTCTTTCTTTGAAACCAACAGAACCACCTTCCGCTAGGATTCTCTTAACAACATCTTCGAAAAGAATAGGTGCAAAATCTGTTTGTTCAACGCAAACGCAATGGTACCTTGGATCAATTTTACCATCTTTCATGACACGCCTTGTATGAAGGTGTCCATGGATGTTTGTTCCAAAACGACCAATACTTTCTTCATGAATAGGAATGTGTGAAAGAATCATTCCGTTCATTATATGATACGCACGAAGCTCACGAAAGTGTTGACGATATTCTTCGTCGCGGAAGATATCATGGTTACCACGAATAAGAACTTTGTCACCATTGAGTCGCCACATGATGTTAAGTGCCTTACGGTTAATAACAACATCACCAAGGTGGTAAACTTTATCGTTTGGTCGTACTGTATCATTCCATCTTTTGACCATTTCTTCATCCATTTCATCTGGATCAGTCCATGGTCGAATCTTTACTCCGGAATCTTCATGCGTAAATCGGCAAACACCAGCGTGCCCAAAATGTGTGTCACTGACAAGAAATACTGCTGGCATATTGCCTCCATAATATAGTTGGTCCGGCGTGAGGGAATCGAACCCCCCTTCGCGCTTTAGAAGAGCGCTGTATTAATCCGATATACGAACGCCAGATTATTTGGTGCGTCTGGAGGGACTCGAACCCCCACCCCGAAAGACTAGTTCCTAAGACTAGCGCGGCTACCAATTACGCCACAGACGCATTGTACTTTTTATTTTTGCCTGAATTTGTCGGTGTTAAAGAGTGACAATTCGGACAAATAATTCTTAAATTCTTTAAATCATTATTGTAATGATTACCATCGATGTGATCTAATTCTAAAGGAACTTTTTGACCCATCCATTCAGTAATATTACATATTTCACATTTATGTTCTTTTAATCCGTCTCGCAACAATTTTAAACGCAACTTGTGAGCAGAAACAAAAGAACCTTTAATATATTCGGTTGCCGGTAAATATTTACTATCTACTTTTTTACCTTTTGAACCTTTATTGCCATCATAAACAATATCAAACTTTTTTAAATATGATTCTAAGGTTTCTGGTTTACAATTTAATTGTTTACAAATAAAATTCTTAGATTCATTTTCTGAAATCCATTGCAATATTTCTTGCTTTCTATCTATAATATCATGTCTCATGTTTATTCCTAAAACTATTATACATGATGTATTTATAGAAAGCAAGTATTACATATCACAAGATCAATTATAACACCATTCTTTGAGTTTGTCAAGCGTTAATTCCCTGGTTTTACGTCCACCATATTTCTGAACCATCTTTAAAACCCTAGGTAATACGACCAACTCAAACGTGCCTTCTTTTTCTGGTTTTCTCTTATTCTCTACTTTGTTATAAGATTGTCCTGCAAGATATGCTCTGGCCAGAAATGTCGATCTATTCTCATTACGAACATCATATTTTCTGTGTGATGTGAGACTACCAATTTTTAAACATAATGGCCAAGCATCTTTTATTTCCCATGCTTGTTTCTTTTCCCTACTGGTGTGCCACTGAATTTGTTTCTGTAATTTCTGTTCTTCAAAACGAATGACTTTTGCTTCTAGACTTAGATGTTTTGATTTGATTTTTAATTCGATACTCATTGTAATTCTCCTTGTTATTTAAAATAATTTATTACTCAGGTTAACAAGAAGAATTTATGGCGGGTGTGTAATCTATGCGAAAAACTCTTTCATAAACTTCTCCTTATAATTGGTGCATCGGGTGGGAATTGAACCCACATAAACTGTTTTAGAGGCAGCGGCATTAACCATTATGCTACCGAAGCATTTTCATCAAATAGGACTGGCTTGTTTACCAGAACCTAATACACATGCAACTTGTGGAGTGTATTGAACAATCGTCCAAGTTGTATTTGTTTTATTCATTAAAATTGCAATGAATGAATCGGAAGAATCTTCTTTACCAACCCATGTCATTTTCTCTCCATATTCACTTTCAAAATATTCCAATAAGTCTTTTGCTTTCGCACACTTTACTGGTTTTTGTAACTCATACGGCGTTGGTGCATCTGCATACACTATTGTGCTTGTCAGGCATAATAGGAACATCATCGTTTTTAAAAATCGCATGATAACTCCCTTAAATTACTCTTATTGAGCAATAGTATATATGCATAAAATTTGGTGCTACCTCGTGGAATCGAACCACGTTCCGACGCTCTTCAGGCGCCTGCTATGACCACATCAGCTAAAGCAGCATTGGTACCTCGTTGGAGAATTGAACTCCCATATCCACCGTGTAAGGATGGCGTTCTACCATTAAACTACCGAGGCATTGAATTTGTAGTAGGCAGAGACACAACTCTATTAGTTTGCGCTTCGATGTTTAACGTGACTTTCGCCATTCCGCAACGCCGTTTACCTATGTACCAGACATAGACTACAAAATTTGGGGTGTCTGATGGGGATCGATCCCACTCTACCAGTTTCACAGACTAGTGTGCTAAACCTTTACACTACAAACACCATTGTACTTATGCGTATAAAACGTGTTTCAATCTATCAGCTGCATATGATGCTGCAAACGCTTGTGGTTTAACCATTGGAATAACATTACAAGTTCCTTTGATATAACCAATTGCTTGATTAACTACACATGAAGAACCGTACATTTCGTTTGGGTTAATATCCAAGTGAACTTCAACATGACGATCTTCCAATACGTCAGATAGTTTTTGGAACAACTCTGAAACTTTATATACTTCATTCATCAAACGCATTGAAGGTTTGCTTTTCTTTTGGTCATAATCTCTTTCACGAACAACTTCACCGAAGATTTTACAACCATGTCTACCGTCAATATGAACGACTACAGCTAATGTGTAATCAGCGTACCACACATCGTTCAGTCTAAAACGTTCTGAGTCAGCACCCAGATAAATTTTAGTTTCTGGACTCTGTGCATCAATGAACGCTTTTACTTCCATTAAATCCAATCGTTTCATAATAACTCCCTTTGTTGGCTACGGTGGAGGGAATCGAACCCCCACTGGCGGTTTTGGAGACCGCAGCACTGCCATTATACTACACCGTAATAAAACTTGGTACTCCGAACAAGAATTGAACTTGTGATGTTGGCTTATCAAGCCAAAGTTATACCATTTAACTATCGGAGCAAAAACTTGGTACCACCTGAGAGAATCGAACTCCCGTAATAACGTTCGTAGCGTTAGGTAATCATCCATTATACGAAGGTGGTATTAAATCTTGGTAGTAGTGGTAAGAATCGAACTTACACTTTACACCGTATGAAGGTGGCGCACTACCGTTATGCTACACTACCATTGGTCTCGATGGGAAGAATCGAACTTCCATCTCATGGTCCCAAACCACGAATTCTACCACTAAACTACACCGAGATTGAATCTGGAGCGGCAACCTAGATTCTCACTAAGTCACAATGGGGGTGCCACTGTGTGGTTAATACCTTGCCGCATAAACTTGGAGCGGGATATCGGAATCGAACCGATGACGAAAGATTGGAAATCTCTAGTTTTGCCCCTAAACTAATCCCGCAGAAATCTTGTCTGGCTACTTATTCCCATAAGCCACAGACTGAGTGGTTACACTGTCCGTCAGATATTGTTATTTTGGCGGTATCTGAGTACACCTATGATTCTTCAAGGCTCCCATATAGCGGGACTTCGCAGTAATATCATAAAAACTGTGCTTCTTTCGTATCGGCAGTAACGCACTTTTATTAACGGAAAAGTGTAAGTCGGGATACTGGTGCCCCTTGACAGAATCGAACTGCCAACAGATGATTACAAATCAACCGTTATACCATTTAACTAAAGGGGCAAAAACTTGGTGGACCGTGAGAGAATCGAACTCTCATAAACAGCTTGCAAAGCTGCCGTAATCCCATTATACTAACAGCCCAAATTATATTAAAGCACACATTGTCACCAATCTTTTCGGCACCGCGGTCCAGATTGACGAGTATGTGCTTTAATATGTATCCTCGTTTATCGACCGAGGATACGAAGTCGGGGTCTGTAGACTGCACACAATTTATCACATTGTACCCCGTATGCAAGGGGGATATTGAATTTGTAGTTCGCATGAAGTCCGTATTATCTTCATCGTTCACCCACAGGCTGTCCGGATCAGTGTGGTGTACTTGTACATAATCTTTCGATCATGCCAGCCAGTATGGACACATCAGTAATAGTCAGTAACAGAGATTACTAGTTTAGCCAGATTTGCGCTGATTATCTCTTTCACAAAGTTTTCGAGGCTTTGCTTTCCCAACATCTAACACAAACTACAAAACTTGGCTCCGCATTAGAGAATCGAACTCTACTAGCCAGTGATTAACAGTCACGCCCATGCACCTTGCTCGGGTTCTGCGGAATTGAAACTTGGTTGCGGGAGTGGGATTCGAACCACACGATTTCTAGCTTATGAGACTAGCGAGGACGACCGGACTCCTCTATCCCGCAATAAAACTTTAAATTCTGGCCCCGTCATTACTGAATGTTTTATCTCGTAAGGGGAGAACCACAATCAGTTATTTTAACTCGGGAGAACGGGAGCACCGAGATTAGTTGCAACAAATCTTGAAAGTTCCGATAACACCCATCGTCACTTACAACCGTTGGATACCTTAGTGATTCCCGAAAGACACCACACGGACATCATTTGCTCTGGCGATCCGTAGGAGAATCGAACTCCTATATTCCACTAGACAGGCGGATATAATAACCACTATATGAACGGACCAATATTGAAGCACACTACTCTCTTTTTGGTCGCCGCCGCGGAACGGCATCGTAATGTGCTTTAATATTGGTGGGGGCACAGAGACTCGAACTCTGATTGACCGGTTAAAAGCCGGATATTCTAACCATTGAATTATACCCCCGAGGGTTTTCGTGATTTACTTGTTTTTCGCTTCATACAATTTCCTTTATAAAAAAAATTAAAACTTGGTGGAGATGGTAAGATTCGAACTTACTCACCCGAAAGAACTGATTTACAGTCAGCCGCCACTCTCCAACTTAGCCGCATCTCCATTGTAATACCATTAATTGTGTTATCATGTTATATCTAGGATTCACCGCCTAGAGTTTGCATTTAATGGGGTTGTTCTTATTAGTCCTACCGTCGTAGGGTTTTCGGCAACCACCTCCTATATTCTTGAAGTATTCGATCAGCAAGAAATTTCGGGAAGCACTGTCCAGCGATCACTGGAGTTTTCCATAATAACACAATTAATGGTACCATATTAAAACACACTAATGAACCAGTCTGACGCAGCCTTACGCTTGGCAAATCGTTTCCAATTTGTTTCTCGCTTTTCTAGGTAATCTGTATGTGCAGAATTCCGCAGTTCTCATTACAATTACTTGTAAAGGACAACTAATATGTTTTAATATGGTACACCGTATGGGTTACGATCCCATCTAGCCACCTTGAAAGGGTGGTGACCTCACCAGAAGTCTAACGGTGTATTGTATTGCTTAAATTGTCAAAGAACATCAACTACTGAAACAACATTATATCAGAAGTCACTCGTTTTGGCAACTTCTATTTCCACACTGTTGTTTTTATGCAACAACATGTTTCTTACTGAATCAACACAACAGAACGTATTATATAACATCTAATTCTATTTGTCAACCAGTGTGTTGTTTTTACACAACATCGTTTGGAGTGGGTGACAGGACTTGAACCTGCATAAAAGGGATTTGCAATCCCTGGCCTGACCGTTCAGCTACACACCCACATTAAATTCTACGTTTTTTCCAATTATAGTCAGAACCAGTTTCTGCAACTCCCATCTTTGTCACATTATCAGGATTCTCACTACACAGTGTAACAAATTTTCTATGATGACTATTTCTCAATTCTTGAGCAAACTTCAATGCTTCAGACATATCATCAAATTGTCGACCTATACTATTACCAATAAGGTCCGTCCAATAAACTTTAAACATAATAACTTTCTAAAATTGGTACTCCCGAAGGGATTCGAACCCTTTCTAACCGCCAATCTAGCGAATCGAGGATATAAATCTCGTCGTGCTACCGTTACACTACAGGAGTATATCTGGTGGAGAATATAGGATTCGAACCTATGGACCAACTTTCGTTAGTCTGAAGTTTAGCAAACTCCTGCAATCGGCCACTCTGCCAATTCTCCATAATACTGGTGGAAGCGGTGAGATTCGAACTCACGGACCCTTTTCAGGATCGACAGTTTTCAAGACTGTTCCAATAAACCGGACTCTGGCACACTTCCATTAAACCATATTGAAACATACTATCCTATCGTGCTGCTATTGTAGGTGCTCATGGCATCTTATCGTTGCGCTATTGTCAGTAATATGTTTTAGTATGGTGAGTCAATGTTTTTATTACTCGGCACTTTGCTTAACCAGGATTTGCACCTTTCGAGAACGGATATTTTGAGTACCCATATTCAACAACGACTCTCTACCATATTGAAACACACTACTAAGAGTCCGATTCTTATTAAGACGCATCCGCTTTGTGTTTCGAACCACTAGGCATAACTTCGTCATAATGTGTTTTAATATGGCAGGGGGTATAAGAATCGAACTTATGATGATGGAATCAAAATCCATAGTTATACCATTTAACTAACCCCCAACAGATTTAAATTGTCTAAAGAACTTCACTACAGAAACAACATTATAACACACCTGATCGTTTTGTCAAGCAATACTGTTGTTTTTTTACAACACTTAAATTTCTTACTGAATCAACACAACAGAACGTATTATATAACATCTAATTCTATTTGTCAACCACACTGTTGTTTTTACACAACACATAAAACAAAAAACCCAGAGAACTTTTGGTTGTCTGGGTTTGTGTAAGTTTTAAGAACAACTTTTAATCTATACACAAACTCCAAACGCCGACCATGAGCCATTATCGCATGTAATATTGCGATACTCTGGTTGACTTGCGAAGGGTTTATGTATGGAAAACATTTGTTCTTTCTTAATTTTTTAACTTGTTAGGAGTATATAGTAAACTTTTGTAATTGGCAAGCGCGTTTTTTGCGAAAATACAACATATATTTAACTTTTTTTGTATTTTTCTATCCAACTTAACAATTTATTATGATCTGGCACAGCACTTAGGTCTTTTTTTATTTCATTTTTCGCATCTTCTGGTAAATCCCACCATTGCAATTCTAACAAGCCATCTATTATGGTCTTATCAAAACGATATTTAATTAATTCTGCGGGATTGCCACCAACCATTGCATAAGGCTCTACGTTTTTAACTACATGAGAATTTGCTGCAATGACAGCACCGTGTCCAATGTTGATGCCGGACATAATTGTAACACCATGTCCTATCCAAACGTCATTACCAATATTCACATCGCCGTTGGATCCTGTTTGGTTACCAAAAGGGAATGTTGATATCCAATCTACTCTATGGTTACCACCAAGAAATACTTTGCAATTCTCTGCAATAGAACAATATTTCCCGATGTTTAATTTAGAACCTTCACCCCACTGATATGTTATTATGTAATTCGTGCCGTAAGTGTGTTCGCCGTGTGTTATATGACTCATTTATACACTCAACCACCTTATCGGAGTGGACACAATTGGTAATTCTGGATTTCTAAACTCATCGAATATTTCCCACAAACACCGTGAAGTTGCATATTTATAGAGTAATCCAGTTTCTCTACCAAAAGCATCAATCTCCCATGGTTGTGACCAATAATCAACCTTTGTTGCATCTATTTTTATGCCACACCATGCCGATAATTTATCATTTAATTCTCCGTTAACATATTGTTTAACGTGAACCATTTCATGTGCTAATGTTTCTAATATTCTTCTGGCACCAATACCTGGATGTATTTCGATAAGAAAACTTCGTGGCTGGTTAGATTTATTACATTTCAATACACTCGCATAACCCAGCTCATCAATTTTATTGGAGAATCTAATTTTTAATGCACAATTGTTTCTTACTCTATTACTTGGTATCAGTTCTTTTGCATAAAAATCTACTGCATCCAATACATACTCTTTGAAGGCCTTATCCGGACAATTGCGAATTGATATTTGCATGGAATCTCCAGATGGGTTATGTATCTGTAAATATTTAGGACCTATACCTTTTCTATTTTGACGCCCACTTGTTGAAGAAATCGAATTCCAGTATCTGTTTTGTAATCATTTCGATAATATACAGTAGAAATACCACTCTGGTATACCAATTTAGCGCAATCCAAACATGGTGCATGTGTAACAAACAATGTGGCACCGTCCCCAGATTCAGTGGAACGTGCCAGTTTGGCGATTGCATTAGTTTCTGCGTGTAGTACTTCGGGTTTTGTTTTCAGCGCATATCGGCGTCCAAAGCGGTCGGTGTATGGCCATTGTTTTTCAATAGTGGGTGCATCAATCCATCCGCCGGCATCAACTGACATATAATCATAATCTTCACAATTATTGTCCCACCCACTTGGTGTACCATTGTATCCAATGGAAATGATCCTATCATCTTTAACAATGATTGCACCAACATGTAAACGCTTGGCTGTGGATAAGTCAGCGAAATGTTCTGCTGCTACCATGAATGATTGAATATATTTTGTTTTCATAATATAATATAATGGTGGGCCCGGAGAGGTTCGAACTCTCTATCTCCAGATTATGAGTCGGATGCTTATACCAGGTTTAAGCTTCAGGCCCAATTTCTTACTTAATAACTTCAAATGAGTCTTTACGCATCCAATGAATGGTCTGAGTATTATGACCAGAAGGATCGCGTTTAACCACAGACAGAAATTCAACACCATCAATCTCTTTGGTTGGCCAATGAGAATATGAATAGAAGATTTCTTGTGTGGCAACTACACGAAGTTTTTTGAGAATTTCTTTAGTGAAAGTTTTCATGATGTGACCATTATAAACTAAAAGAGAGGACTTGTCAAGCCCTCTCTAAAATTACTGTTTAGGTTTTGGGAAGTTTAATTCTTCCCATTCCTCATCACTTACAGGCCACCAATTCATTTTGGTTCACCTATCGAGATTTTTTTAACAGCATCTTGTGCTTTGACAATGTTCTCCAACCAAATCTTTAACATACCATTTGCCATTTCGGCATCTTTGATTTCGATTTTGTCGGTTAATTTGAACAAGTGTTTGAAGTTTCTATTTGCAATACCTTTGAAGATATATGCAGCTGCATCTTCTGCTTCTTTTGATACACCTTCTACGACCAGATTTTTACCATCTAGTGTAATTTCAATATCAGTTTTTGCAAAACCTGCAACAGCCATCTCGATAACATATTTATTATCGGTAACTTGTTTGATATTGTATGGTGGATATGTTGGAATGTTCTTTGATACATTTTTCATTGTATCTTGAAATTCATCCACTAGTTTGTCGAATCCAATTGTGAATGGATCTAGTGATTTGAACGAATCCATAGAAAATAACAGTGGTTTAAATGTCTTAGACATAGTTGTTTCTCCTTAAATTAAGCGAGTTTATTAAAATGTAGATACCCCGAAGGCATATCAGTTAAATCCCGCTTACTGTTACGGGGACACCATATCGTTGTGCCAGCTTTATACGATTCGTGACTTAGCGGTCCTAAGATGAATCTTTAAATACGTTCCCATCCCGATGAGATACTTTTATTTATGCTTGATAAGGCTTTTTACCGATATTATATTTCGGTACTAATTCCCATTCATGCTTTTCTTTATGCGAAAGAATCTTAATTTGTGATAGAAAAATTGGTTCTGGTACTTCTGTCTGTGACTTTCTGACAATAGTAATTAGTCCCCAATCTTCCAACAAATTAGCAATTGCATTTCTACGAGCCAGATCATTTTCTGTAATATCAGCAGGTTTACCGTCTAGTGCAAATAGTTCTTTAAAATGCACCACATAGTATTGACCCCGTTTATGTAGAATATGACAAGACTGAAACAATGTTTTATCTTTTTTAGATGCAACACCAATGCGGGTTAATGTTTCTCGTACTTTCAGAAAATCGTCTTTTTCGGTTAGCGTCACCTCAACTAAGTCTTTAATTTCTATCATTACTTGTTCACTCCGCCTTTTTCTGTTATTCTTTTTATTTCAGCGATTTGCTCATCAGTAAGAATTCTAAGAGCCTCTTTGGCCTTGTTGTTTGAATAACCAAAATAGGTTTTCACACAATCAATATTCTTATCTACGTCTGACTTTTGCCACGGTTGAAATTTCCGTTTCATTGGTCTGATTGTATTTAGAAGATATTGATATTGCATATCCTTGTCAATACTTGGTCGCAGATTGAGTTCGTTGACATAAAGAACACAGTCCATATGATAGGACATGGCTCGGTTAACTACAAACGGCACATAATCTTTTACGTCAATATCATCATTGATGACCGATTTCTTGGTCTGAAGAATTGACGGAATGATTTCTTTGAAAAGATCCGGCATTATTTGAACTCACAATCCACCATTATTTCAGTCAAACAAGCAATCAGATTGATTTCATGGTCTGCTACAAATGCTGCTTGGTATTGATACTTTGAAAGAACCAAGACCAATTGTGGAACAGATTGTGGTTTCAACAGTTCATACAACACATCATAAATCTTGCGGAAGATGCGTGATGGATCATTGTCTAGGTTGTTGGTAACCCACTTACGACAATTTGCAAAGTCTTTTTCCTTCAGTGCCTTAGTTAATTCGCCCAATTGCACATCAGATACAGACGACAAAATACCTTTGTCGATTGAACCAGAAACACCATATCGTTGAAGTTCATTCAGAATACGGCGATTGTCTGGAAAGTGTTTCATGATAATCGCAGCAACCACATCTTTTTCGAATGTGATATTTTCTTCACCAAGAATCCACTCCACACGTTTCATGAATTGAGTTGCAAGTTTTGCTTTGTTACCATTGATCTTGAAGTCAATAACAGTGCAACGAGAATGAATAGGATCGATAATCCGATTCTTATAGTTACATGTAAAGATGAAAGAACAGTTATCCGCAAACTCCTCGATTGCACCACGTAATGCAGGTTGAGTTGAATTTGGATTTAGATAGTCTGCTTCATCGATAATAACGACTTTACGACCACCCGCCAAAGACATTGAAGATGCGTAGTTCTTAATTTTGTTCCGCAAAACATCGATACCAGACTCATCTGAACCGTTGATGACGATATAATCACAACCTACTTCATTACAAAGTGCTTTTGCGATTGTTGTTTTACCAACACCTGCTGTGCCAGATAGTAGAAGATTTGGAATTTCTTTACGATTAACATATTCAAGAAATGTATCCTTGATATTATCAGGCAAGATACATTCTTCAACAGTTTTAGGACGATACTTTTCTACCCACAATACATGATCTGACATTCAAAACTCCATAATATAAAATAACAATTAAATTGTAGTCAACACTTTTTTCCATTGACCATTCACACCCAAATATAACTCACCGTCAGGACCTGCTATAAGTTTTACAAATACCTGTTTCTCTGTTCCAGGAATATATTTTGAATAACCATAAAGACTATTCGCAATATAAACATTTTCATGTTCTGTATCGGTCAATGGTGTTAATTCACCATATGTTGTTTGTAACTGAATAATTGCTGGATTAGATTCTTCAATCTGCTTAAGAATCTTTGGATCGACTTCTGGTGTTTTATTGTGTATGTGTGTGTTATGATTAATAACAACAGGTGTTGATGAAGCAGTTTTTGCTGCCAGAACACCTGTTGCTAATACACCAAGAAGTCCCGCACCTCGAATAAACTTTCTACGGGATTCTATCGTCATTTTGCTTCTGTCATACCTTCAAACAGTGCTTCAAATTCTTTTGATTCCGCAATTTCTTCTTGGAACGATTGCTTGTATTGTACACGAGCCATCTTACGAAGAATTTTCTTAGGCACTTTCAGACTGTCAAAAGTTGCATCGAGAATATCTTTCATTTCTTGTTTCTGTGAATCCATTTTATGCATCACAGTTTCCATCTCATTGATTGCACCTTTCAGTGCCGTCAATTGGTCATCATTAAATATTCCGAATAGTGTTTGAATTGTTGCCATAATTATTCCTATTAACCGCAGCGACCACAACCACTGGCAGACAGTGTATTTTTAATTAAACCCAACACATCTAAATGTGCTTCATTAACTGCAAGAGCACCATTAGTTAGATTAATCATTGTCTTGCCTGCAAGGTCTCCTTCGGGCACAACAAAAATGGCAACAACATATGTTGGATTAATAGAAACTGATTGATTTGTAACTGCATCGGTGAAAGTTAACATACTTAATTATCCTTTAAAAGTTAGGTCTGAGTCTTTGGATTCGATTGCGATCCAATATTGAATATCTTCTTTGGTATTCTTGAATGATGCAAGGCCTTTTGATGACACTTCAACTTCATATGAACCGGCAATCATCTTTAGATTTTCCGTCAAGAAGATTGCTTTGAATGTTTTGCCGTTGCCTTCTGCCACTTCTGTGGAGTTTGTATGTGATGAATTATCTTTAGGATCAAAAGATGTTACATAGATTTTGTCGCCATCTGATTCGAAGGCAACACAAGGTGATTGCAGAACACTTGCTGTTTTCAACAGAGTATTCAGGTCCTCATCCTTTAATGTGAACGATACATCCACAGAAGGAAGATTCAAATCTTTTTCTGGTGGCGTAACAATCATGTTCTTGCTGGTCTTACGATATTTGATCTTACTGCGGCCACTTTTGAAGATAACATTACTGGTATCAAATTCCAGTTCAGTTTCTTTGTATAGTGAATGTACAGACAAAAACTGGTTCAGATCATACACACAGAAATCTTCTGGAAATTGATCTTTTAGTCCAGCTTTAGCTAGAACTGTTTTGGTTGCAGATATTGTGGCAATCTTATTGCCTTGTTTGAATTCAATGCCAGAATTGATGCTGGCAAAGTTTTTCAAAATTGTTAGTGTTTCATTTGATAGTTTCATTTATTTTCCTTGTATTTCATTACAAACTTGCTTGATAAAGATTTTCAGATAACAGATAACCTTCTAGTGGCCAAAGTTTATTGATAGCATCTTCATAAGAATATTTTTCACCCAAACCTTGATTATACGCGGAAGCATCTACACATGCACTCATACCCCATACCGAGTAACCATTGACCATTTCTAGTTGACACATTGTGGTAGTTGTACCTGGCATTAAAGTGTATGTAGTTTTTTTAATACGGTCCTGCATTTCATTCAATGTCACTGTTTTTTTCATTTGTTTCCTCATTATCAATTTGTTCAACAGAGTATATTGTATCATGTTCATACAAAAACATCAAGCAACACATTGCGTGTGCCAAATGATGGATACCCGACTCGGGATCCAGTTGTTCACCTTTTTTCCATGCCCAAACATGACGTTCCATAGCATCAAAGTACCTACGTTTGGAGTCAGGCACTTTTTGCCAATTATCACGTTCATATTTTTGTGCCCCGAAAGTGAGAACTTTTACTGTTTCTTCCAGTGCATAGGGAGGCAAAAGGCCGTATTCAAGTTTACCACCATCGAATTTACGGCCTTTTGTCATCACATTTCTCCGACGAAGTTTGCTACTGCCGGCATATCACCACGGAAGTGATAAGTGCCGATGTGATCTGCTCTCATCCATGGGCAAAGGTAAATTTGCCCGCCGATCTTGCGCCACATTTGACAGAACATATAATCTTCTGACAAGTAACGATCTGAACCGCCACCTGTAATACTGTCTTTAGTATCAATAACAGTATCAAAGAATGCATGAATGTAACGTGAACCATCAAAGTTTGCTTGGCCAACATGATCTGGTTTGTAACGAATGGTTGGATACGCTTCAGTCATCTTTTCAAATACTTCACGTTTAACCATCATGAAACCGGTACCAATCTCAAGAACTTCCAGTGGTTCAGTAACTGAGAATTGTTGTGTGCCTTGTACTGGATTAAAAACGTAATCTCCAGTCAATTTCTCCAGAACACTAATATCAATATTAGGATCCTTTTGGATTGCCTTCAGTACAGATTTCCACTTGATTGCCTTTTTGGGATAAGGTCCGCCGATAACATCTTTATCAAGTGCGAGCAATGCAATCACATCTTGTGGATTAAAGTGTACGTCTGCATCCAAGAACAACAGATGTGTACAATCCGAACGATGAATGAATTCATCTACCAAATAATTACGAGCACGAGTAATAAGTGATTCATTAAACAAGAATGAAAACTTAACTGCGATGCCGTATTGCATACAAATTGCTTGTAGGTCTAAACATGCTTTGGCATAAAGACCATGATTCAAACCACCATACATTGGAGTTGCTACAAAAATGCTTTTCTTTTGTAGCTCTTCTTTTTTAATTGAAATTTCCATTTTTTCTCCAAAAACAAAAAAAGGGAGAACCACCATTACGGTGGTGTCTCCCTAGCATAAAACTAATTAAGCAGTCAGACTGTAACCAGTTTGCAGGGCAGCACGAACCATAGCTTTGGTTGGTTTGCCCATACGGTAAGATTTTACTTTTGAACCATCACCACGAGTTTTGGTGTTGGTGTAGATCACATGACCTTCTTGACGCAATTCATCAATACGTGCTGAGACATTTTGAATACCAAAACGTGCTTGTGCCTGAGCAACGGTCAGGGTATTGTAACCCCCAGTCTTGTTCAGGAAGTTCAGAATTTTGGTTTTTGCGGAGGTTTTTTGTGCTGTAGTCATAGTATTTCCTATAATAATAAAGTTGTCATTGAATTTCCTTGCGTTATGCAAGAGTACACATTATATCAATATGTAGTGTACTTGTCAAGCATATTTTGTGGTATACTTGAATTATCTACCAATCTGAGGTAAATATTTTGTCTTGGTATCTTCCCAGGACAAATATATCAGGTCATCATAGAACAACGCTTCGTAGGAAACGGTATTCTTTTTCTTCAACATTGATATACGACCCTTAGCATACTTGGTTTTCCAAATATTGGCAAGCGCCTCTGAACTGGTATCAAAGGACTTTACCAGGTCTGCATCACCAATCTCCTTGCGAAGATACTCATTGGTGTTATTATAAAGAGGAGAGAAATAGATTCCTCTTTGATGCTCAGTGCGAATCAGTTCCTTGGGAATACCAAGTTTTGAATAGGCAAAGTTGAGTGAACGGTTCTTATGATCTCGTTTAAGTGGCAAACCTTGAGTATTTTTTGCTTCCCACCATTCGAAATACTTTCGTGGATAATTTTCTTTAATCCAATCAAAAACCATTTTTTTAGTTGCCCTACTAGGTTCGAAGGCAACTGAACCAGAAGAAAAACCCATCTTGTTCCAGTGTTCTAATCCATCATACTGTGACAAACCATTTGTTTTGGTGTTGCCATATAATGATGTAGTAGTAACACCAACAAGAACGTCCTTGTATTTTTCTTTCCAGTCTTTTTGCACCGTGTCAGAAAGACACATCAGTGCCAGCAATTTACCACCCATGTAGTTATAACCAAGAGGTTGTAAAGGTACGATGGTCGAACCGATTGCTGTGTGGTTAATCATATGTTGTTGAGTCTTAACATCTCTCGACCAACCAATCGCTTTGTCTCTTGGAGTGAGATCCAAGAAGTCGGACGATATACAAATGACACCAAGGTACTTACCAGTGACTTCATCTGTCACAGTATAGAATAGATTACGACCAATATTTGAATTATTCTTCATTGTAGAAGAAAATGTACGAATAGCATTCCAAGTTTCAGCAAGGTCGCCATTGTACAATGACATGGTAGGTTTCAAATTGGTGTAATCATCTGGACTTTCTGGCATCCAGAAATTAGAACGAACCATATCTACTAGTTTTTTCTGTTCTGGATTAACCATCTGCACTTCATCACCAAACAATGTACTCATTTCATGTGTTGGATAACGCTCTTTAACTTCACACCACTTTTGGTACAAAGTATATTCACGCACATCCATACCAGAAGCATAAGTCAAGTCCTGAATAAGAACCTTTTTAAGTGTTTCGGTATCGATGTGTGCAAAACTATCAACGGGATTATTGGATGACCATTCGTCCCATTGTTTGTTTACATAATCTATTGGAGTTGCCATTAATCTTCTTTGCCAAATTATCTATATATTGGGGAGTAAACCATTTTACTCAGTTTTTACATTATAACATAAACCATAAACTATGTCAAGCATTTATTCCATTTACAGGATTACCAACAAACTGAACAATAAAATATATATTGGGTTTGATTCTTGTTGGCCAAAAAGAAAATATAGTCACCGATATTTTTTAAATAAACGAAATCAACATTTATATTTTGCATTTAGAAAATATGGGTGGGATAATTTTATTTGGGATGTCATTTATCAATCAAAAGATGGTCAACATTGTTTGAATGTAATGGAAAATTATTTTATCAATGAGTATGATTCGTTCAAAAAAGGTTATAATGAAACTCGTGGTGGTGAAGACTTTAGGTAGAATATCAAAAGAATCCACCAAAATAAAAATTTCACAAAAACTTAAAAATAAACCAAAATCAAAAGAACACATAGAAAAGATGGCATCTACCAGAAAAGGTAAAGTGCCATCCGAAGAATCTCTGAAGAAAAGATCCGAATCTATGAAAAAAACTTTAGCAATTAAGAAACAATTGATGCAGAATCTTTAGTATTGTTTATGAGGTGTCTATGACCCTTACGCAACTTAATTGCCAATTTTCTTAACTTTTTTAATCCAAATTGCAAAGCTAAAGGTTTTACTCTGCTGGTATAAACAATACCATTCATATGATCCAATTCATGCAGAAAGATTCTTGCGGATAGTCCTTCAAACCTGGAGGTTTTTGTTTGCCCTAAGAAGTCCTGGTATTCAACTTCAATACTTTT